GGCCAGTTCCACAGAATTGCGGATGCCATCCGGCAGTCCACCTCTGATGGGACCCTAAGACCAGTCAGCCCTACCCCGCCCAACCAAGCTGGGACATACCATGGGAGCCTGCTCCCCTTCAGTATTTTTCTATGATGATTGATAAAGGCCCTGTGGACGTTTTCTTGTAGATTGGGAGGACAGTTGATGATCAGTTCTCTGTAACGAGCTGCGAGTCCATCTAATGGGTTGCCTGTTAGGGCGTCGAGCCCGACATGGCCGGCAGAACGCTTCATGCCGACCAGCAGCCCCAGGTTGATGAACTTGACTTGGCGGAAGACGATAACTCTCTTCGTCACTTTGAGAGTCCTTTCGGTATATGTCTGGCGTCCGTCAGGCAGTGTGATGAGTTTTCCTCCCTCCTCCTTTCGGATGAGGACCTCGTCGGGGTCATCTGCTACTCGAGTGAATTGGCGAGAGTTTATCTCGACAAAATCACGCGTGTAGTAGGTTTTCCCGACGGAGCTTTGGAGACCCATTGCGCTGCTTATTCGGAGCCAGGCATTATATCCTCTTCTGCGCAGCCGTGCTGCCCCGTCATCGCCGTTGACTGCGATGGGCGCCGCATCTAGACGGACTTTCCTACCCGTCGAGATTTCGCGCGCCCACCTCAGCCCCGTGCCGTTGGCGATGCACAGCACTACGAAACTGGTAATTGACCCCATCAACTGTCCGCGTTTCTGCTTGTCACTTTTCACTTGATCCTCCCTCGTCGACCGCTTTGAGGGGGGGATCTCGATTACGTGTTGCGTCAGCGAGTCCACAAACATTCTTTCTTCTACTGGGTAGAGACCCAGGTTATTCGCTAGTCTTCTTGCGATAACCTCGCTTACCCAGGAGTGCAGGTTGTCTGTGGCCGCAGCGTAGTCGCCGCTGAGATATGCTTCGTCGTCGCCCAGGACGGCGCCCATTTGCTCCTGAATGTAATATGAGCTCACGGGTTCCGATCCTATTAGTGCGAAGGCGCGGTGTTTCCTCATGCGGTTGTGAATGTGCTTCCATGTTGCGCGGAGGACAGTTTGTCGGAATGGGTTACCCTTAGTTATAATTCGGTTCTTTAGAGCCTCCTTGAGTCCCACCGGTTGAACGGTGTTCTCGCTGGCATTTGCCAGCTTGAACATCCTCAGCCAGAGGGTCTTGAATGCTATATTGAATTCGCGTTCTGATTTTGGGTCCACTTCGATTCGCTTCCTGTCCTCTTCCTCAATCTCTTCCTCTCCTTTGTTTTGAACCGCCTGGGATGTCTTCATCTTCAGGTATCCGCCGGGCGTCCTTAGGCCCTCAAGGACGTCTGTCTCTAGTATCGCGCCGACTGCACCCGCTCCAGATCTTGAGCGTATGTAGTTGGCAGAGGTACTAGGAAAGAATGCGGCTACGCGATCTTCGACTGTGAGTCTGGACTTGGGGTCATGTGGTGGGAAGAGCTCG